AAAAAGAGATACTCTTATTGCTAAGTCAAAAGAAGATTTTGAAGCACTCCCTCCCGATGACCAAAAAAGATACGAAATACTTGAAGGGTACGAGGGATGTTTAAAAAATTGTAAGATCTTTGCAGCTTGTAGAACACACTCAAAAAATCAAAAATCTAAAAGTAAATGGCTTAAAACATGTGACTATGTTCAAATGAAATTGTTTGAATCAAACGATGAGCAAATGGCCATTGCTCAATTTTTATGTAAAAAGCCGCCTTCTACAGGGCTAGTGTATGGTGATTGGAGAGATTACAAAAATATTAAAACATACACTCAAATGTATGAGATTTTTACTGGGGAAACCCCCGATCATGAAATTACTGAAGAAGAGTTAGTAAAAACATTTGAGGAACATGGCGTTTTTCCAATTGTAGGAATTGACTTTGGGTTTACAGATCCAATGGTAGCATATTTGATTTATGTTGACGGAAGGCAAAGAGTATATGTTGTTAAAGAGATAGCTCTTTTAAAGCCAGAAATGACAGATGAAGAATTTGCTCTTTATTTTAAACAGCAGTGGTGGAAGTATAAGATTGAAACGATTTATGCAGATACCGAGAATCCGAGTGGTATTAAATCTCTTCGGAAGGCCGGGTTTCACTGTGCTGGTCCAAAAAGGTATGGTGGAGGGGTCCAAAGAGGAGCAAAAGACGGGATGAAAGAGAATGTCGTAAAAGACGTTCGTCCAGGAATTTCGACCGTTAGGAATTTGATTAGAATCCCTGGGACAGAAGACACAAGATTGTTTGTTCATGGGTCGTGTATTTACCTCAAAAAATGTATGCATAAATTCCATCATAAATTGGACGCAGCTGGGAATGTCATAGATGGAGAGTATGACCATGAATATTCACACGCCCCCGATGCAATTAGATATCCTTTACATTCGACTTTAGGGATTGGAACTCCAGAATTCAGTTTTGCTCCGAGTCATGGAAATATGCAAAGCAAGAAGTTTGACAAAGCTCCAACGCCAGAAGAAGTTGGACAACTTATTGGAAAACCAATTCGTGACAATCGAGCAGATTTTGACGATGATGACGACGATGATGATGGAGGCTTTAATTTTGCGTTTTGACATAGTTGAATAATTTAAAGTTACATGGAATTCCACTATAATAATAGATTATACACAAGAATTGGAGATTAAATATGTCAGGCGAAAAGAAGAAGGGACTCATTGGAAAAATATTAGAGGCGACAGATATGAGCCTTGAGAAATATATTTCTGATTCTCGAGCCGATATGACTCGAAAAGCTCAAGATGGCGCTCTTATGGATGATGCAGATGGCTTCTATCGCCGTTCATATTACGCCCCTCTCCATGATGCTTATTATCAAGCGGCTGTATATAAGGAAAAACCAACTCGCATTGATTTCAGTATTTTGAAATTAATGTCTTATCGCGATACAATTATTGCTTCTATTATTCAAACTCGAATTAATCAGCTCTGTTTGTTTAGTCGTCCTCAAAAAAATAAATATACTGAAGGATTTATTATTAGGAGGAAAAAAGAAAGAGATCAAAGTCTGCAAGATGACGAAAATAAAATTAAGGAACTTGAACAGCAGGACAAAGCAATTATTGATCAACTTACTGAGTTTATTTCAAATTGTGGACATATGAACGATCGTCCACAGACTGAACTATTATCTTTTGAAGCATTTTTGAGGAGAGCGGCTCGCGATAGACTTACGTATGATCAAGTTGCAGTAGAAAAAATTAATGATAATGCTGATAAACTTCATCATTTCATTCCCGTAGATTCAGGAACAATAAGATTTGCTTCTAAAGTAGGACAGGATGTGGCCACAGCTTCTGATGCTAATTCTCAATCTCATAATAATTTAGTTAGACAGGATACCGAGGAAGAGAGAAAAGAAGCCGAAGAAAACGAAAATATGTATGCTCAGGTAATTGATGCTAGAGTCGTAAGAGGTTTTACATCTGAAGATTTAATCTTTCGTATGGGGAACCCGGTTAATGATATTTACGCTAATGGATATTCGGTAGGTGAATTGGAATTGTTAGTATCTACTATTACATCTCATTTACAGGCTGAAACTTATAATAAGCTTTTCTTTACTCAGGGTCATGTTACTAAGGGGATTCTTCATTTTCAAGCTGACGTCCCGCAAAGAAAACTAAAAGCGCTGAGACAACAGTGGGACGCTCAAACAAGCGGCAATGTTAATAGCTGGAGAACTCCAATTTTTGCTGGTTCCGATAAGATTTCGTGGATCCCACTTACTCAATCCAACCGAGATATTGAGTACTCAAACTGGATGAATTATTTGATTAAAATTGCCTGTGCAATTTATTGCATTAGTCCAGAAGAAATTGGATTTGATATTGCTAAAGAAGCCGGGTCCCCCGGAGGCGTTTTTCAATCACAAAATGAAACGCGGATTAAACATTCAAAAGACAAAGGATTAAGGCCTCTTCTTCGATTTTTTGAAGACTTTATCAATGAAGAAATCATTGATAAAATTAATAATGAGTTTTGTTTGGAGTTTGTTGGCCTTGATGCTGAGTCTAGAGTTCAAGAGGTTGAAAGAGAAAATAAAGAAGTCAGGTACTCCAAAACAATTGACGAAATTCGTGCTGAAGATGGAATGGAGCCACTAGGTCCGGAAAAAGGCGGTCATCTAATTTTAGATCCTCAATATGTTCAATGGATTTCGCAATTTGGAGAATTTGAGTCTGAAAGAAAACAAGAGTCAATGATGGGTGGCGGAGAGTTTGAGCCTGGGGAAGAGGAAGGATTTGAGGTCCCAAGTGAAGGAGAAGAGCAAGGAGAAGAAGTAGAAAGGTCTCTCAAGAAGAGCAAAAGTCCTAAATTAATCAAGATTGAATGGTATAAAAAATAATGGCTAAGATTAAAATTATTCTAGAAAAAGGGGAAAGTCCCGAGCAAGTTGAGGAAGAACTTATAAAAGCTATTTCTCAGAAAGCTGAAAATGCTCATCCGCAAGCATTTGATGACCCAGTTTTAAAAGAAATTGAGCTTAAGTGGGGAGCGCAGTACGTAAAAGATGTAATTGAAAGATCTATTCAAGATATTGTTGATGAGCTGAAAAGTTACTAATGATTATTGACAAAAATAAAATTGAAGCTATCAAAGAAAGAATTAGAGTAAGACACAATTACTTTATTCTTAAGACGTTAGGGCCCGATCAGCTTTCTGATAAAGAAATTAAAGAGTTGAAAGATTTAGGCTTTGATACATCTAAAGGCGAAGATTATGTAACTGACTCATATGTCGCAGGAGCTACGCGAGGAAATGTTCAAGAATATAGATATGGACCCGCAGGGCACGATGAATGGAAAGTAAGACAACCTAAAATTCCTCTTAATGACGTAGAGCAGCACGCTGTTGATCACGTTAAAGAAAATACCGCACAGACAGTTCAGCGTCTGTCGTCTCAATTTCAACAAAAAGTTGAGGGGCTTATTAGAGATGGCAATTTTGAACATCGAAATGTAATTCAAACTGAAGGCGTTAAGCCTGCTTTTGTCTCTGCTCTTGAAGAAGATAAAAAAATCGGAGAGATTGTTAAACATTTGAGAGAAGCAACTGGTGATTTTGCGCGTGACTGGCGTAGAGTCGCTATTACAGAAATGAATAATGCTCAATCCTATGGAGCGGCAGATGCTATTGTTAAAAGAAACAAAGGGAAAGCTCCTGCGGACGAAACGTATGTGTATAAGTTAGTTGTGAGAGATGCTGCTCTCTGTCCTTATTGTAGAAAGTTTTATCTTAATCCCGACGGAACTCCAAAAATATACAAGATGAGTGAGCTGATGAGGAATGGGACTAACTATGGGAAGAAAGCCTCGCAGTGGAAACCAGTAATTGGATCTACTCATCCAAATTGCAGAGATAGACTAGTTGAGTTGCCAAAGGGATGGGGCTTCGCTGAAAAAGACAAAATGGAATATGTTGGCCCCGATTATGTGCATTATCATCATCAAAAGAAGCGATAATGTATAATGAGAATAGGAGGCAAACATGTCACAGGAACAGTTAAAATCAGAAGTTACTCTGAATAAATTACGTACAAAACTTCAATTAATTCAAGCCTTTAAATCTCTTTCTATGAAATTTAATGGCAAGCAATTCCCCAAAGAAATCAAGGAACAAGTTACTAACGAGATCAAGGAATATGCCAATAGGCGTATTGAGGAAATCGATACCGACAAGAAAACAGCAGATTCTAAGTCGCTTGACACTTTGTTTACTGATCAAGAAGTTACTGCTCTCAAACATTTAGCTAGTAGAGTTCTAAATAATATTGGAACTTCTGATAAAGAGTCATCTACTCCTAAAACACCTAAAGATGGCTTTGGCGATG